CTTAATTGCATAATTTTTCTCCTAATTTAATATTAATTTTTTTATTGACAAAGATCCATCTATATTTGTCTCAAGTTCTGCTTTAGACTTTATACATTGATATTTTATGTGCGACTTAGATTCACGTTTCGCAACACGCTTTCCTTTAAGACATTCAGACATTGAAGTCTGGATACGTGCTTCCTTAATCTCTCCGTGTACAATCATAAGTAAAGCTACAATCAACTCTGTCATTAATAAGCCTTGCCATTTTCTCTTACCTTATCTTTCAATCCTTCAATATCTTCTAATGCTTTATCTAATTGCTCTCTTAAAAATTCTATATTGACTTTGTTAGTCATGTTCATTTCTTGAGTTTCTTCCATCTTCTCTACAGTTTTATATAAATCCTCAATTAAAAAATGTTGCTCTTGATCCGTGGGCACTTGTTCAGATTTCTTTAACAAATCATTTTCAAACAACTCACGTGATGTCTCTAATGATACTAATCTTGAGGTTAGTTCTGTGTATGCGAACACGCCCATTCCGACTAAAATTATAAGGCTAGCTACCGTTTTCATCGGCATTTGTACAGCTGCAGATTCTGATATGTTTAATGGTTTAGTCATTTTTAGGTTTTGGTAGAGGCAGTATATAGTCTTTTGGTGGGATTTTCAATTTGCTTTTTCCTGAATTTATGAACTTATCTCCCATTAAAGTGATGTCTGGGTTCTCTTTTTTGTAGTCATCTTTCATATTATCCCAAAGACTCTTGTCATCTGAGGGTCTAGTGTTGTTTCCTGTTGGAGCAACGCCAACACATTTAGATACTAATAAATTAAAACTAGGGTTGTGTTTTAATGTAGGATTACTGTTAACCCTTCCACACATTTTCATAAGTTCTAGCTGCTGTTTTAGTTCCATGTTTTCTTGTTGAACAGCTTTAAATTCATCAGTGCAGGCTGAACCTAAATAATGTCTATAAGTAAGACGTAAGGACCTATCATCAGAAGGATTAGTATAATTATTATCAGGATTATTGTGTCTGTACCTAGACTCGTATTCCCTCTGTTCGACTGATACGCTAAGATCACCCGTGCTACAAGTATTGGTACCATTATTAAGATATTCGTTTCTAGGATACGCAGGTTCTACAAACAACGCTAAAATTGTAAGGGCTAGAATAATTAATCCTGTAAAATAATAATTCATCCTGAGAACCTCCATGCATTACCTGTTTAAATCCTTAATATCATAGTCATGTTCTCTAACTTGATCTGCTAGCTGTCTATATAAATTTTCTGCCATCTGCCACGTAGATTCCGCAGAAGTTAGTCTTGTGTTTTGATCTACAATTTTATCTTCTGCAACTTTTAAATCTCTTTTAAGATCTACTATTTCTTGCTGATTAGTGTTGATAGTATCTGTAAGATTAACAATATAACGAACGCCAGTAAATGTACCAACTAGCACTGAAGCTACTACAGGTACCAATACAAAATTCTTTTTTAACAAATCTGCTAAATTCATTATCTATTCCAAAAAAATATTCTTTTCCACCAACTTAATTTAACTTTAACTGGCTCAACAACACACTGACATTTTTTTTTCTCAAATTTACAATCCATACATATATTTAAACTCATTTTTTCTCCTCAATATTATAAAACATTTTATCAGAATCTTCTGTTACCCAATCAGATCCTTCACAGTCCCAATACGTAGTTTGTACGCTATAATCGGGCCAATCATTATCTGTAGTATAACTGTTCACATGCCAAATGATTCTGTTGTTTGGCTGCGCTGCATAATTACCATTTTTTAATGCCATTATGTGTGCACACTTGTGCTCTTGCGGAATTTCAGAATGTTCCGTATTTAGTATATTAGTCTCTGGATGTGCCCAGTCAACAGTAAATAAGTATTGACCTGAATAAAATTTTTTATCTTTACCAATATACTTGCCGTCTATACCAGCCAACCAATCAAAACAATGGACACTAGGATAATAACTAAAGCAGTTCCACAATTCGAGTTGATCCACTCGCATATCAGGCACGTCTTTTCTTTCAAACTCTTTTTGAAAGAATGCTGAAATAGGTAGTCTATAAAAGACTGCACCATTTGGTAACATGCAATGAAATAAGATTGCACGACCTGAAATAGAGCTAAGACCAAAGATAACACAGTCACTAGACTGTCCTTTATTTTTTTTAAGATCATAGAGATACTCCCTTCTTATTTTACAATAAATTGGCGGTATGTTAGCATTTAAATAAGCCATAGTACATTAATTTATTTCACCCCAGTTTGGACCATATTCATCATCCACTTTGTTTGGAACTTCTAAGTCTACCGCGTGGATCATTACATCTTTTATTTTATCAGCTTGCTGTTGTGATTCAATAGAAAAGTCTAACTCATCATGTACCTGTATGTGAGCTAAGATTCCTTCTTTGTGAAGCTTGACCATAGCTTGTTTAGTCATGTCAGCTGCACTACCTTGAATTAATTTATTCAAAGACTTGTAAGTAAATGCTCTACGATGACCATTTTTATGCCAATAGTTTTTCTTTTTTTGTTTTTTATCATCTAAAATAAATTCACCATCGTCATCTTTTAACCACTCACCCATGTTTTGAAGTTGAAGCATTCTTTCTTCATCTTCTGCTGGCACATACTTACCCCAGTCTGTACCTTTTAAAATAGGTTCGTATTTTGGAAAACGACAACGTCTACCCAGCAATGTTTTTATCTGACCTTTGCTTTCTGCAGCGCTCATAGCTTTGTTCATTAGTTGTTTTACAAATGGAACTTTACTGTGATACTTATCAAACAATTCATCAGCTTTATCTTTACTAACACCTAACTCTGCTTGAAGTTTTGCTTTACCCATACCATAAAATAATCCAAGATTAATTGTCTTTGCTTCTGTTCTAGGTATCTCTGCCATCTCTGCAACTATTTTGTGAAAGTCTGTTGATGGATCTGAATCATATGAATCTGCAATTGTATTTACAGATGGTAATTCATAACGTAATGCATAGTGTGCAACTAACCTTGGTTCCTGTTGCGAGTAATCAAAACAACCCCACTTGCAGTTTTCTTCTGGTATAAATAAAGACCTAATCATGGGGCCTGTTACTGGATCCCTGGCTGGTATCTGTTGTAGGTTAGGATTAGAATAACTAAATCTTCCAGTCACTGTACCACCATCATCGGAACGAATCTGATTAATCCCTGCGTGTATTCTACCACAATGTTCGTGATCAATAATGGTATCAATAAAGGTTGTTCTAACCTTGTTTATTTTTCTAGCTTCTGCTATCATCTTAACTACAGGATGTTTATGATTTGTAATAAAGTTTTTAGTGAAAGAAGGTGTTTTTGTTTTTGCAGTTAGTTCATATTTTAAATTCAAATTGTCAAAAGCTTTGGCAATACTTGCTGCTGCCCATAGTTGAACTTCTTGGTTACATTCTTTTTTTATTTGTAGGAGTAACATTTCTTCTTGCACTGCTAATTGTTGCTTCAATTTATGAGCTTTTTCAACGTCCACTCTCACCCCAAGAAATCGCATATCAACCAGACAAGGAAAAAGATCCGTTTCAAGATTAAAAACATTTTGTAATTGTTGTTCTTCAATTATTTTTTTAAAATATTGCCACAGTTCCAAAGTAAGTTCAGCATCTGCTTCGGCATATTCTCCAACTTCCATAGCAGGTAATCTCCACATATCAGCTTTGGGGTCTAGTCCTCTTGACTTTGCAGCTTCAATTAATTTTGTTTCGTTTTTACCTTTTTTTAAAAAAGCCCAAGACAAAGTATTTAGTGTATAAGAGAATCTATTTTCATCTATAAGACTGGCTGCAATCATAGTGTCTGTGATTAAACCATTGATTTTTATACCTAATTTACGTATCCAACATACGTCATACATTGCATTGTGAAATATTTTTTTCGAGGGTAAGGCACATACATTGGTAAACCAATCTAATACTTGTTTACGATCCATGTTAGGTCCTTCTTCATGTGCAATTGGATAATAACCTTTCCACCCTTCAACAGCCACAGCTATACCTACGATTTCTCCCACACCTATGATTGATCCTGATCCAAGTTTCTTTAAGTTTGGATCACGTGTTTCTAAGTCAATTGCTATCTCATCATGTTTAGATAGATCTGGAAATTGTTTTGGCTGTAGCCATTCTGTTTGTGGTAGTATCATTTCTTTTTACCCATGTCTTTCAGTGTTTTAATTTCTAATTCACAGTAATGAATTATTTTCTCAAGATCTTGTATGCCAGCTTTATTTTTGTATCGACACACATACTTTATAACATTGCCTTGAAAAAAAGAAAGATCATTCTTTGATATGAATTCATATGGTTGAATATGAAATTTTTTATAATGTGATCCTCCGATTTGTTTTTCTTGTGGTCCTTTAGAACTTTCAAATATACTATTATCTGTCATAGTTTGTATCCCTTCCTCTGCATTTTTGCTTTTAGTTTATATAGATTATTTTTTGCACGAGTGACTGCTACGTACCAAACTCTATGTTCTTCGTCCTCCTTGTCTTGACTTTTCTTTATTGCTTTTAATATTTTGTCTCCTAAATCTAAAGATAATATAACATTATCTTGTTCACCACCTTTAATCGCATGAATAGTTGATGTCCAAATTCTTGCAGGTTTACTTAAATCTTCCCCTGCTTCAATTAAACCTAAAAGATAATCCTTATCTTCTTGTTCTATATTTTGAAACGCTTCGTACCAATCTTTTTTTAAATTAAATTCTTCCGTACCTGTGTATTCTTTTATATCTTTAATATCTTTTTCTTCTAATTTAATATCTTGCTGTAATAGTTCATAGTTTTTTATGGCTTTGTATGCCCGAACCCTGACGCTTTTTCCCCTATTACTTTCGAAATATAAATTTTTTTTCTTTAGTTGCTCTTCTATCTTCAGTAATCTTGATACTGTTCTAGTTAATATTAACCACTTACCCTCAGTTAAATCTACCTGGTCCAGGTTAGCAATCTCCTCACAGTTTCCTTCATAGTCTCTTGGATAATATTTTTTTTCTTTTCGGTTACCCACAATGTTTTCTATACACATTTGTGATTGTTCCTGTATGGCTTTTGATATTCTTCTAGATTTATGTAATACTTTTTCTTTTGCAGGTTCATCAATAAATCTATTCACATCAGCGCCCGCCCAGGCAAAGATAGCCTGATCATCATCTCCTGCAAGATAAATATCTTTACTTTTTTCTTTTAACTTGTCGTAAAGCTTCCATTGCAATGGTGATAGATCCTGAGCTTCATCAATAAATACTGTATTGAACTCCGGAATCTTACTATCTTTCTTTAGTAACATTTCAATCATATCATTAAAGTCCATCATTTTTTTCTTGTCTTTGTACTCTAAGTAATTTTTATATATGTGATCTAACATAGACCATTCAACTTCTTTTGAGTTATGTTCTCCACGGTCAAACTCTTCTCTTATATCTACACATCTATTGATAGCTCTATGTATCAACTGAAAGTATGGATTATCACAAGTTAAAAAGTGAGATTCTTCTTTGTTATATCTATCGTAGTATTTTACTTTTACATTTAATTTTTTACCAAAGACTTCGTAATGATATGGTTGCATCACATCATCTTCTTTTAAACTTAAAATATTAAATGCAAATGAGTGAAGTGTTTGAAAGTATGGTAACTTCTTATCTTCTGCTGGCATTCTTTTCTTTGCTTCACCTGCAGCTTTTTTAGTAAATGCAAAGTAACCTATTTTATGTAATGGTGTCCCAACTCTTGCGTAGGCTCTGGCTCTTGATATCAATCTATATGTTTTACCCGTGCCAGGCGGCCCATATATCTTGTATACCATTAAATAATATCCTCTTCATCTTCAAATGAAACAATCTCATCTATTTCTTTTTTTTCTTCAAAGACATACAAAGGAACTCTTAAAACTTTTATTGGTGGAAAATAATCATCATTCTTATCCTTACCAGGAAATCTTTTTGGTTTGTTAAACAATGCTTTTTTATCTTTATCATCACTCTTAAATAATTCTTTTATCATGTAAGAAGTTCTTTGTGGATCTGTTTTCCATTCTTTTGTTTTTAAATCAGAATAAAATTCATCATAAACAAACCATGCATAGTTTTCATCCACTAAAGGTTTACCACTTTCAAAAGATTTATATGTGGTTGCTCTTGGTCCATATACATATTTCTCTAGATTCTTTAATAAAATATCCATAGGACTTGTGCCTTCTACAGGTTCAATAGTTTCTACTTTTTCTTTGTCAAATAGAAGCTGCATTATTTCAATAAAATTATTACCTTTTAA